ATATTTTTAACTTCACCTACATAATATATGTCATCAAAATACGGGGACTCTGTATACGAATAAACTAAATCAGCTGGGTCAACATAATTAATAGTAACACCTTCTGAAGTGTTAAAGTTTGTTTTTACAGCGCCTATACCTAAAACAGTTAAGTCGTAGTAAAATTGTTTTTTAATTAACTCATAGTTGTTACCATCAAACAAAACGTTTAAAGCCTGCTCTTCAGCTATTTCAATAGACTGTTTATATGTAAGCTGCATGTGTAAAGCAAGTTCTTCTTCGTTAACTGGTAAAGTTTCTTGATCTGAGTTAGAAATGTCAATACCTATTTCTTCTTTAACAAAATCATTATAAGATTTCATGTTTATATCTTCTAACAAAGCTTCCATATACTCTGTTCTTTGACTAACGCCGTAAGGGTCTTGAGAGTATGCTTTTATATCATACATACGCTCGGCTAATCCATTAACAACTATATCTACAAACTTAGGTATAATAGGTACAGGCGTCCAGTCTAAATTAAGATAAGACAAGTCACCATTTATAGATAACTCATCTTTATATTTTTGTACAGATTGTTCTCCTCTTGCGTATAATCTTAAATTATGAAAATTGTTTTGATTAGCTGAATATCTAGTGTGACTACTACTGTTGTAAAACCACTCTGTTTCTATTGCTTTTGCAACTTTTAAACCATAGTCGTAACTCAACTTTTCAGCATCGCTTACAACTTGACTAGGAAAATAACTTTTTATAACAGACTCTGCCATATTTATTTTTTAATTAATTTAGATGTATTGCCTTTGTTTGT